CGCCGACCACCGCGATCAGCGCCGGGTGGACGATGGGTTTCGCCACCGATAACGGAAAGCCGATGACCGTGCAGGTCAATACCGCGTCCGGGGGGCACATCCTTTATCCGGCCGGGGCGACCGGCACTGCCGGAAACGCGGTGACGCTTGCTGCCGTCAATTACGAATTCCTCGCATTGCAGTTCGATGGCAGCAATTTCCGGATAACCTCGATTACCCCGCGCAGCGCCGCAGGCCTCGGCATGTTCGGGCATCTGATTACTACGGGTGCAACCCCCGCAGTCGGGTCGGGATCGGCCGATTGCGGAACCGCGCCGTCGATCGGCGGTAATGACAGCGCCGGGCGGGTTACGGTTGGCGCCACCAATGGCGGCCGGTGCACTATAACTTTCGTAACCCCTTGGCCCAACCCTCCGGTTTGCACGGCCTTTGACGAAAGCGCGCCGGTTCTCGTAAGACCGACAGCCGCTTCCACCACGAGCGTGGCGCTTGCCGGAGCCTTCGCCGGGGGTGACTCGCTTGCCTATAATTGTGTCGGGTTCCAATGATCGGCGCCGTCATAATTAAGGCATTTGGAAAAGAGATCCGAATGGAGCGCGCCATTTGTGATCTGATGGAGGCGTTCTGATGCGCGCCACTGGCAAGCGCACCTCGTTGGCGTCATATACCTGGGGTGGTTGGGGAGGTCAGAACGACCTTACCCAATTTCGCAGTGTCTTCGAGCCTGATGTGGGAATTTTTTCACCCGGTTACCCACTGGCTCCGCCAGAGCGCGAGAAGGTGCGCCTTTGGGATTTTCCGGTCGGCTACAATACGATCTACACGCCGCGTTCGTACGAACCGATCGGCTTCGACGAACTGAGGGCGCTAGCCGAATGCCACGACATCACCCGGTTGGCCATTGAAACGCGCAAGGACCAGATCGAAAAGCTCGATTGGACAATCAAGTCACGCAACGAGAAATCGCCTCGGGCAGACGCCGGCTCGCGGATTAACCGGCTGACCGAGTTCTGGCGGAGCCCTGATGGCGAGCAGCCGTTCGCGACCTGGCTGCGCGAAGCGCTCGAGGACGTCCTCGTGCTTGATGCGGCCGCGTTAGAAGTACGGCGCAACCGAGGCGGCGATATCATTGGACTGGATATTGTCGACGGCTCGACCATCAAAGTGCTGCTGGACAATACTGGTCGGCGGCCGCGCCCGCCTGCCCCGGCGTATGAACAGATAATTCACGGCCGTCCCTGGCGTCTCCTGACCAGCGATGAGCTGATGTACCTGCCGCGGAACCGCCGACCGCACAAGGCGTACGGATTCAGCCCTGTCGAGCAAATCGTCACGACCGTGAACATCGGTCTGCGTCGTCAGGCGATGCAGCTGCAACATTTCACGGAAGGCAATGTTCCGCCCGGCTTGCTGAACGCGCCCGATGGGTGGAGTCCCGAGCAGATCCGCCAATTCCAGGAGTGGTTCGACTCGGTGCTGGCCGGCAATACGGGCAATCGCACCCGCCTCCTGTGGGGCCCCGGCGGTGCCAAATACCAGGCATTCAAAGAGGCGCCGTACAAGGACGATTTCGACGAGTGGTTGGCGCGCATCGTCTGCTATGCCTTCTCGTTGCCGCCGACCGCTTTTACCCCGCAGGTCAATCGCGCGACTGCGCAAACCGCGCAGGAGGCGGCGCTTGAAGAAGGTTTGGCGCCGTTGCTCGGTTGGGTCAAACGGCTCGTGGACGGGGTCATCCAGACCAGGATGGGTCACAATGATCTCGAATTCGCCTGGTCGAATACCCGGCCAACTGACCCGAAGGACCAGGCAATGATTCTCGGCAGCTACGTCAAAGACGGGATCTATACGCTAAATGAGGCGCGCGACATACTCGGAATGCGGCCGGTTGCGGGTGGCGACGAGCCGATGTTTTTAACTGCTCAGGGACCCGTGATGCTGAGTGATGCCGGAGGGAGAAATCCGAATCCGGCAGCCGGCTGATCGATAAGACTGCATTCGGTACGGGTCAGATAATTGGGGCAGGCGCCACCGAGCGAGACTGCAATCTCGTGGTTACCAGTGGGTCAGATCTAGGCGGCGGGCAGGGTACTGCGAATTTTCGCTCAGCTTAGAGCCTTCAGCTTTCAGCAACTTTTGACCAATCGTGCTCAACGCAGCGCTGACAAAGCTGCGATTGTCTGGCGCCGGGCGTCGACGCGATCCGATGGCCGTTCGAGCGCGATTTAGGGGCACAGTAGGAGCCAAAAATGAGTGTTCTGCCTTCCGACATCGTCGTGTACGGCTCGGCCAATATGCCCGAGGCGGATGGTGCCACCAACGGCGGCGCGGTTGATTTCACTCGCCGCGTCGCGTTTTACGACATCGCGCCCGCGGGCAGTGTCGACGTGATATCGAGCTCCTCCGGCGACACGGCCACTAAAATCACCTATTATGGTCGTGATCCGACGGGTGTCGTGCAAAGCCAGACTCTGACCTTGAATGGCCAAACCTGGGTAACCGGCTCGCCGACGCTCGAGCGGCTCCTCTTCGCGGCCTTGTCCGGGGCGACAGCCAATGGGCCAGTCGCCAATCCGGGAGGAACTGCGGCTGTCGGCGACGTCGTGCTGGCCGCACACAGCTGTGTGCTGCCGTCCGGCTCCGTCACCACCGATGCGAGCCTGCGTACTGCTCAGAGCGGCTCTGCCAACCACAGCGGCACGAGCCCGGCGCTCTTCAAATTGCAATCGGGCGACGGCAGTGGCGTTTCCGTTGGACAAATCATCTGGACCAAAAGCGGCACCGGATCTAACCAGTTGCGCCAGATTGTCGGGCTGTCGGGGTATGGCACGGACGTGGTTGCGGTCAGTCGCGACTGGAGTACAATCCCGGATAACACGACCACGTACAAAATCCTCCAGGGCATGCTGTTTGAGGTTTCTCCGAATCCGGTGACGGCAGTCATCCGCATGTTCTCGAACACAGCGGCCGACGCCGCGACCGGAGCGCAACGTACATATTACGAAAAAGTGTTTGTCGTGAACAACAATACCGGCACTGCGCTGATCGGAGCACAGGTCGAAGTCGCGAGCGAGACGCCGAGCTTGCCCGCGGGTGCGTTGTTGGACATCGCGTTGACAACGGCTCTGAACGACACGGCTACTGTATCCAACCGCCAAACCGCCCCTTCTTCGGGGATCGCCTCGTTCGTTTCGCAGCCCGCTTTTGTCAATGTCTCCGGGGCGGGAAACCTGCCTTCTGGATCCGCACCCAACGCGGCCGGCGCGCAAGGAGTGTGGCTCCGGCTGACCTTGCCGGCCGGCGCTGCGGCCTATAAGGGCTCGGCTGATTTGCGGACACAGGGCACCACCGTCTAGGGTGCCGTTCGACGCTGCACGTACCCGCGCCCTCGGGCGCTGTCGTACCCAGGATGAAAGCCTTGCGATGACTCAGGCTAGCAGGCTTGCCGTATTTTATCTGACGGATAGCAAAATTCTGCGGCGGAAGATAATCCCTGATTTTGATACCGAACTCGAAGGGCTTCACCCTTTGCCAGGCGAAAGCATGCTATTGCTACCGCTAAACCGCCCGCATGATGACACTTCGTGCCGAAGTGCCATTGCGGCCGCAACAGGAGTCTCGCCACCTAGCGGCCGATGCTGCGTCGTTAACAACTCGGGCGATGTGGTTGCCGTCTGCAGCGCCGACCCCACCATCGATACTCACCCCGACGGGCTAGTCGTCGCGAGCGAGATTGCTGGACCTGGCGACCGTTACGTGGGGGGCGTGTTTCATCGGCAATACAAAGTAGCGGGGCCTGCATCCGGGCCTGCAGGTTCGACGGTTTGGCTTCCGGTGCGCGATTCGGCGATCTCGCCGATTGTAGAGCATGGCCCGGTTGGCGACGATTAGCGCTGTGGTGCTGGTTTGTGACTCAGATATTCATCATCTCGGGCACGTTGTGGATCGTGCCCGCTGATTGGAACGCAGCCGACAACAGCGTCGAAACTATCGGGGCCGGGGGCGGCGGACAAACAGCCGACGCCTCGTTCGCCGGTTCTGGTGGCGGTGGGGGTGCATATTCCAAGGTGACCAACCTTTCCCTGGTCGCCGGTAATACCGTTGCGGTGCAGATAGGCGGCGGCGGGATTTCCGGGAGTGCTGGTGGCGACACCTGGTTCAACGGAACGGGCCTGGCAACATCCTCGGTCGGTGCCCAAGGGGGCGTCGGAGGAGCCGATAATTCCGGTGGTGCCGGCGGCGTGTCGGCCAACGGCGTCGGCCAGATCAGATTCCCGGGTGGCAGCGGCGGTGCGGTCGGAGGTTCCAACCCGTGGACGGGTGCCGGCGGCGGCGGTGCCGCAGGACCGTACGGGGCGGGCGGGCCTGGCGGTAGCCCAAACAATCAGGTCTTCGCTGGGGGGGGCGGCGGTGGCGGTAATGGAAACGGGACGGCCGGTGCCAATGGCGACGGTGCAACCGGCAATGGCGGCACCGGTGGCAGCGGCAATAGTGAGATCGGCGGCGGAACTGGCGACACGGGCAGTGGCGCCGGCAGCGCGGCGGCAGGATCCGGCGGTGGTGGGGGCGGCGGTAGGTACGGCTCTTCGTCCGACGGCGGCGGCGGTGCAACCGGTGTCGAGTTCGATAGCGCGCACGGCTCCGGAGGTGGTGGCGGAGGCGGCGGTGGACGCGACTTCGGCGGCACCAGCGGCGCCGGCAACGGCGGCATCGGCGCCAATTATGGTGGTGGCGGCGGCGGTGGTGGTTATCCGAGAAATAATACGGATTTTGGCGCGGGGGGCAACGGTGCTCCGGGGGTAATTGTCGTGACGTATACGCCAGCCACCGGCGCCACGGTCACGGCAGACTCTCCGAATGCAGTCGAATATCAAGCGTTCGGTCGCGCCGATCAGCTTGATGCGGTAGAAATTCGCGGGTTGATCTCAAGCGATGGTGGACTGCCGATCGAAGGACGCCCGCAGGTCCGGGGCGACGGTGGAACGCCAATTGAAGCCAGCAGTGGCACGCTCGGGACTTCCTTCCTCCCAATACAATCGACGGGCTCGCTGTCCCCCGGTGCCGAGGCACTCCTGCCATTCGAATTTCATGCCGCTCAATCAGCGAGAGCCGTCAATTGCGCCGAATGGAGCACGATTCAGCCGCTCGACGCCGCTATTGCAATTGAGCTCCTTGCCACTCGACCCGGCGAGACAATGTTCGATTTGGAATGCCTGGCGAATGGCGCGAAGATTTTGATTGATGTACCGCTCTGCCTGCAGTGGGCTGACCCGCCAATTCTCGCGCCGGTCGTTGCTTCTACCCGGCTGCTGCGCTCGCCCGGCAGGGTTCGCGTCCTCGCCGGGCGCGGCAGCCTCCACCGCCTCAGAGGTCTGTGAGGTAACGAATGCGGATTGACACGCCTTTCGCCCCGATCGAGGTCGGTGAAACCGATTGTTTTGCCTTCGACTTCACGCCGGATGTGGGCGCAGCTACGATTGTGTCGACAAACTGGAGTTGCGCGTTGGGGTCTTACGAGACAGCAGTGGATCCGGCGCCGCAGTCGCGAGTTTTGTCAGTATTTCCGCAAACCGCAATCCAGGTGCGCTCGCCGATCGACGGGTCGCTGCAGACGCGCACGGGGGCGTTTTCCGTCGGCTACATCGGTGGAATGCCTGTCTCAGCGGCCGGCGGAACCTACATTCTAGAGGCCACCGCCAATCTGAGCGACGGGCGTGTGCTAAAGCTCAACGCGACAGTTCAATGCAAGCTGTCCGGATCGTGACGGCGGTACGGCGGGCTCTCCTATTCGGTGAACATCTAACCGCGACAGATTACTGGGAATTCAAATGATGCGGCTTTACGGCGCAATCCAGAAGCTCGAGCCTCAGGACGACGGTACCGTGCGCGTGCACGGGATTGCCACATCCGAGGCGGTAGACGAGCAAGGAGAGATCGTGCGAGCAGATGCCATTCGTGCCGCGATCCCGGATTATATGCGTTTCCCTGCGTTGCGAGAAATGCATCAGCTCTCCGCTGCGGGGACGACGCTCGAAGCGGAGGTTGGCGAAGACGGCACCACGCGGATTGTCGCCCATGTCGTCGATCCGGTCGCAGTCGCAAAGGTGAGAAACCATGTCTATCGGGGTTTCTCCATCGGCGGGCGGGTCACGCAGCGCGAGGCGGGTAACCCGAAGACGATCACTGGCCTTGTCTTGAACGAGATTTCTCTAGTTGACCGTCCGGCCAATCCGGAGGCGGTTTTCGATTGCTGGAAGGCGGCGATGTCGTCGGATACTGCCGCCAGTTCGGCGCATGCGCTCATCCCTAAAGCCGCCCCAACCCACCCAAACCAGGCTCCATTCAACACTCCTATCCAGATCTGGTTTTGCGGCATTCCCGATCACCGTCACCTTGCCAAAGCCGAGGCGCTCAAATGCCTCAAGGGTGATGCCAGACCACCGGAGGGGCGAGACACGAAGAAAATCGAGGTGGCGACAGAACAACACGTCGAGAGCGAAGGGTTGTCCTCTGCCGCGGCTGGCGATGTCGCGGCGTCTCCGTCTCTGGCGGAACGTCTAAGCAATTTCGGTCAGAGTGTTGCTAATGTCATGGCAGATCTCGACTGGTTGACGAGCGCGCTCGGGCCGGAGCCGGCGAACGAGGATGAGACGTCGCAAGAGCGCGTCCAGCTGCAGGCAATCATCACTGAACTTTGCGATTTCTTGAGTTCCTACGCAAACCAAGAGGTGGCCGAGCGCCTACGCGATCCACAAGCAGAGGGCTCAGCACCTCCTCCGGCAAGGCCAGAGGCTCCGGGCGAAGGGTTATCAGATCTTGAACGACTGGTTGCTTCTTCTCGCGAAAACCATCCTAATACACGGCAGCTTGGCGACGACCTGATGAGGGCCACGACATCGCGGCGGGACCAGGGATTGTTGGAAATCGCCCACGCCGCAGATGCGTTCCCGGATGAGCGCGCCGAGAAAACAGCGTTGGCAAAGGTTTTGGCGGAACTCGTTCCGATGATCGAGAAGCTGACTAAGCGGGTCGATAAAATCGCCCGGACCCCCCTACCGCCTTTGACGATGGCCAAAGGCACGGTTTCGGTATCAAAGCAGCAGGATCGCGGGAGCGATATAGATAATACGGAGCCCGAGCTATCGCCCGAAGCCATCGCCGCCGCCCTCGCCAAGATGAGCAAGGAAGAGCAGACGCTGACCCTGATAAAGGCCAGCTACGCGACCCCCATTCGGATCCCCGGCTCAGCTGCAGGCCCGCGCTGAGGAAGCAAGCTTGGCGCAGCCGCTGGGAGTAACTTACCTGGACTGAACCCTACAAGCGATACACCATCCGGCCCCGATGGGGCCGTCTCCGAGCCCGGTCTGCCGGGCTTTTTTTGCCCCCCTTCTTCGGGAGGAAATTTGATGAATCCAATCACTCAAGAGTCACTGGAGCTCATGAAAGGGGCTCTGGCAAAGCCGGATTTTCAGCTGGCTAAATCGATTTCGACTGCAACTGGTCTGTTGGCCTATGATCTTCAGGCGCCGGCAAAAAACCTCTACCCGTTTGTCACGCCGCTCCGGAACATTGTTCCGCGCGTTGGTGGCGGCGTCGGTTCTGCAACCAATTGGCGGCAAGTGAACGCGATCATTGGTTCCGGCTTCGACGCAATGGGATGGGTGCCCGAAGGTCAGCGTTCGGGTCAGATGTCGTATTCGACTTCAAACAAAACGTCAGCCTTTGTCACGATTGGCGAGGAAGACGCGGCTACTTTCGAGGCGATTTCTGGCGGCCGCCAGTTCGAGGACATTCAGGCGACGATGGCTTTCCGCCTTCTCCAGAAGATGATGCTGAAGGAGGAGATGGCGATCCTGGCCGGCAATGCCTCTTTGGCGCTGGGTACGCCTTCAACTCCGACACTGTCGGCGTCCGGCGCCGGAGCAACGCTCCCGGCCGCGACGTATTTCGTCAAGGTCGTCGCGCTGACTCTCGAAGGCTACCAGAATTCCAGCGTGCTGGGCGGTATCGCGACGACGAAGACCGTCACCGGAGCCGACGGCAAGAGCTTCACATTGTCCGGCGGTTCTTCTAATATCAGCGCCGAAGCAAGCCAAGCGGTAACTCTCGGCCAGACGCTGTTCTGCTCTGTAACCCCAGTTCAGGGCGCCGTAGCTTACGCGTGGTACATATCGACCTCGAGCGGCAATGAGACCCTTCAGGCGATCACGACTATTAATAGCCTTGCCATGGTTGCGCCGCTCAACGCGGGCACCCAAGCGCAAACCGCTATTGCCGCCGACAACTCGGCGAACCCGAGCTATGCCTATGACGGGCTGTTGACGACGGCGCTGAAGCCGGGCTCGAACGCTTACGTCAACATCATGCCGACCGGCACCGCCGGGGCTGGCACGACGCTGACTGCATCCGGTCGCGGCTCGGTCGTCGAGATCGACACAATGTTCCAGAAGATGTGGGACAACTTCCAGCTGTCGCCGACGGTTCTCTTTGTCAACTCGCAAGAACTCAAAAACATCACGACAAAAGTGCTGTCCAACGCTTCCGGCCCACTGCTGAGATATGATAGCCCAGCCGACGGCAGCGCCGGGGAGTATCAGCTGACTGCGTCAGGAGTGGTTCAGTATTACTACAATCCGTTCGCGCTGAATGGCGGGCTCCGTATCCCCCTTCGCATTCATCCGAAAGTGCCGCCCGGGACCATTATCGGCTGGGCCGAGAACCTGCCGATCCAGTATCAGTCGAACGAAGTGCCGAATGTTGCCGAGGTCAAGACGCGGCAAGACTACTACCAGATCGATTGGCCGATCGTAACTCGTCAGCGCCAAGTCGGCGTCTATGCCGAGGAAGTATTGGCGGTGTATGCTCCGTTTGCGATGGGCGTTCTCTGCAATATCGCAAACGGGTGATGTCAATGCCCGCGATCCAGGCGCTTGCGTCGGAAGCGCCTGTCATGGCAACCCCCGGGTCGATCCCGGGGGTCCACGTCGACAAGGGCTTGATTACCCTGCGCGCTGTGTTTGGCCAAGATGAAGCGAACCACGGGACAGCTCGGTTTCCGGTTGATGACGAGGGTTTGATAGAGGTGCCTGTGGAGGCTGTCTTCCCTTTGACCACCACCGGCGGGTTTGTGATCGCGCGGAGCGACGACGCGCCGATGCCGGCGGGCGCTCTCAAGCTACACCACGACGATGCTGGCGGCTGCTCTTATGCCGGCTGTCGATATCTGCCTAACTCGAGTGGAGATGTTCTCGTCCCTGCCGAAGCGGTTTCCGAGTTGCTGGCGCATGGCTTCGTCCCCGTTTTTGAAGACGAGGTCGGGCCTGTACGGCGGGTGAAATCGTCATCGGGCAATCGTTCTAAAAAGGACTGAGTCGGTGGCCTTTGGAGATTTGACGACGCTGACCGATGTAAAGGGGTGGCTGCAAACCGGACAAGCTGCCTTTCCGGCCAGCGAAGACGCATTGCTTACCCGTCTTATCACGGCGTCGAGCCAATACATTCAAACCTGGCTTAATCGCCAGATCGCGTCAGCCGATTACCTCGAAATGCGAGACGGGGCTGGAGGCGATAGGCTGCAGCTCGCGTGTTTTCCGGTCACTGCAGTGCTTTCCTTAACCATAGACGGTCAGGTTATTCCTGCCGCAACATCGAGCGGCATGGCCGGTTACAGCTTCAGCGCCACCCAACTGTCGCTCAGTGGCTATTGTTTCAATCGTGGGGCTCAGAACGTTGTTGTCTCATATACCGCCGGCTATTCGACGACTCCGCCTGAACTCGCGCAAGCCTGCATCGAGCTCGTGGCGCTGCGGTACCGGGAACGGACCCGCATCGGTGAAGTCTCGAGATCACTGGGGGGTGCTGAGACTGTCACCTACGCGCAGAAAGATATGAGCGATGCGACCAAGACTCTGCTACAGCAATATCGCCTAGTCGCACCGATCGCTACGATCCAGCCGGTCCCAGAAGCCGCCGGTGGTGGTGCCGCGCCGGTATAAAAGGCTCCAATGATCACTGGACGTGTTGTCGGGGATGATGCCGTGATCGCTTGGCTGCGCGGCGTCACCGACGCAGCCGCTTCAGGACTCGCCCGGGCGATCAGCGAGCTCTGCCTCGATCTGCAGCGGAAGTTGCTCCGGTTGAATGCCGATCTGCAAATCGATCAAAGCGGTGACCGGATCGCTGGCATCATTTTTGGTGAGGAAAACCATCGCGCCGCTCGCGAGCGCCGCGCGGCTGTTCCTGGCGACCTGAGAGCGCACCTTCGCCGGGCGAAAGAGGCGTCAAGAAGCGGGATAACAGACAATGCGATCAAATTACCGTCTTACCGTCGCCGGATCGAGGCTCCACAGCCTTCATTTTTGAGTTCAGCGCTCGAGGATATGGATCCAGAGATCCGCGATCGAGTGGGAGACGCGTTGCGCGAAGCAGTGGAGCGATGAGCCTGCGTCTCTCGTAACATTCGTCCAGGGACAGCAGGCTACCCGGCAGCTCAGACCGGCGGGCACCAGAGTCATTCAAGCAAACTCGGCTGATGATAATTCGTGAATCGATATACTCCACGCTGTGGGAGCTCGGCGCCAGCGCGGCCCAGTTCACCAGCGCAAACCGGCGCTTGCGGCATTGGGCCGACGTCACGCCCGCCGAGCAGCCGGCATTGTTCATGAGTGAAAGAGGCGGCCACGCGACGGTAAAGAAGCTTGGCGCTTCAATCGTATGGACACTTTACGCCGACTTTTACATTTACGCACATTCGAGCGACCCTTATTTGGCCCCTGCAGCGATTTTGAACCCGCTACTCGATGCGCTGGAAGCTGCACTGTCGCCTTCACCGGTGACGGGGATCCAGAATTTGGGGCTGCCTCAAATGGTTCAGCACGCCTACATATCGGGCAAGGTTCAGACCGATGAAGGGGTTCTCGGCGATCAGGCCATAGCCATCGTACCGGTCGAAATCCTCTGCGCGTGACGTCGGAGACCTGAGCAAGCCAATACAGTCGCGCTTACGCGACTGCAATTTCCGTCATTGAGCCTTGTTTCGCAGGAGTAGCCAGTGGCCGAGGAAGACTACAACACCGACCGAGCCGTCGCGGCTGACGCGATCGAACAGCTCATTGAGCGCTGGTGGGTCGACCATTTTCCGGGCTCGGCCGTTGCCCGCTACACGCAGGCTTGGAACATCGCCCACGCCGCAAAGGAGGCACTGAAGCGGCTCTTGAGAGGGAGTACTTGACATGCAATTGAGCTTCGGGTCCGGCGCAGTCTGGGGCGAACGCACCGACGTCGTCGGCTCCGGCATCGGCCCGCGCCAGTTCGGCGTCCTGCAGGATATCCAGATCGATTTCGACTGGTCCGAAAAGGAGCTTTACGGCCAACTGCAGTTTCCCGTGGCAATCGCACGCGGACAGGGAAAGATCACCGGCAAAGCAAAATTCGCGCAGATACTGGGCTTGCTGTATTCGGATATCTTTTTCGGGGTCACGCCGGCCACGGGGCAGTTCGCGGTATCGCAGCTTGAAGCCGGGATTGTCCCCGCTACGACGCCGTACACCGTCATCGCAGCCAACGCCGCGAACTACAATGACGATCTCGGTGTCAGCTATGCCGGGAGCGGTAAGCGTTTCAACCGGGTCACGACGCCCTCGGCTGCCGGCCAATATTCGGTCAATTTTGCCACCGGGCTATACACTTTCTCCTCTGCCGATGCCAGCGCTGCGGTCTTGATCTCGTACACATACAACATCGCTACGAGCGGCAATAAGCTGACGCTCTCGAACCAGCCAATGGGTGTCACCCCCACTTTCAAGGCGACGTTCTATAGTGCCTATAATGGCAGTGGCACCGCCCTCCGTCTCAACGCCTGTACGGCAAATAAATTGTCGCTGCCGACGAAACTCGATAACTGGACGATCAACGAGCTCGACTTCACCGCTTTTGCCGACGCCTCCGGAACGATCGGCTATTTGAGCACCGTCGAGTGATGATCCCCGGTGTGTCAGTTGTCATGGGCGGCGAGGAGTGGGTGGTGCCGCCGCTCACCCTCGGCCAGCTTCGCCGGCTGATGCCGCAGGTACGGCAACTCACCGAAATCGGTGCTTCGATGGGCGAGGCGCAGATCGCGGTGCTGGTAGACATCGTGACGGCCGCGCTCCAACGCAACTATCCCGAGACGACCCCGGAGAAGGTCGAAAATCTGCTTGATCTCGGTAACGCGAGTGCAGTGCTGAATGCCGTGCTCACCGGCTCGGGCCTGAAGCCGGGGGGAGTTCCCGCGGGGGAGCCGCCTGCCCCCGGGATCGGCCCGGGGGCCAACAAGCCATCTTTGGCCGCGATTTCGGAGACGGTAATCACTGGCGAGAAATTTACGGCATCCTCGCTACAACCTGCGGGTATAGCTATCCCGTAATCGACGAGATGACGCTCTTCCAGGTCGAAGAGCTGACATCCTACTGGGCGGAGCACCCGCCGCTTCACTTGCTCATCGCGGCCTACCTTGGTGCCGGCAGAGCCAGACGCCCGCAGATGCCGCCGGGGTCGTTCGAACGAGAGCAGCGGCCCCGACCGGATGCCGGCTCCGTGCTGGCCGGGCTTGGTTCGGGGTTCAGTGCCGGGGATGTCCACGCCGGTCTGACCTCCGTGGTTCTGGATTTTGCCGAACTGTACCGCCGGTCTGCATTCATCGACGAGACGTCGTAACGTGGCAGCCGCGGGTTGTAAACCCGAGAGGGTATCATGGCCGATATAGAAACCAGCGTCATTATCAGCGCTCAAATAGATGGTCTCCGATCGGGAATGGAGGCCGCGGCGAATTCGGTTCAAGCCGCAACCGATGCGATGCGTGCTCAACTCGCCGGGCTCGGTGACATTGCGCAGCAAGCACAGTCGCAACTTACGGCGGCGACCGGACAGGTCGGCAGCGGCATCGGCGCATTGCAAAGCCAAGCGGCAGGCCTCGCGGGCTCGATAGGTGCAGGCGCGCTTCCCGGCGGCAATATGCAAGACAGTGCGGCGGATGAACGAGTGTGGGAAGAGGAATTGCTTGCCTATCAGAAATTTCAGAACGACAAGCAGCGGCTGGATCTTCAGGCAGTACAGGCCAGTCAAAGAAACTGGCAGAGCTTGATGCAACCGATCCAGCGAGCGTTCGATACCTCGATCACCGGCATGATATTGGGTACGACGACACTGCAAAAAGCGGTGGGCAACATCGCGCAGTCGATCCTCGCGGAATTTGTCAACCTCGGCGTCAAGATGGCGACCAACTGGATCGCCAGCGAGCTCGCGATGACGACCGCGACAGAAGCGGGCGCGGCGGCTCGCACCGTAGCCGAAGGCGAGGGAATGGCGGTTGGGCTGGCGATCAAGGCGGCCAACGCAGTCAAAAGCATCGTGACCGATTCCGCTCAGGCCTTCTCGGGCATTTTTGCGTTCCTGGCGCCGATGATGGGGCCGGCCGCAGCTGGGCCAGCCGCTGCCGGGGAAGCCACCGTGATGGCCGCCGCCGGCGGAATCGCGTCCGCGGCGGGCGGTTGGGTGGTGCCATCCGATCAGCTCGCCATGGTCCACCAGAATGAGATGATATTGCCGGCAGCTATCAGCCAGGGTCTGCAGAACATGATTTCCGGTAATGGCGGAGGCGGGGCTGGAGCGACCCCGGTGGTGGTCAATATCTCGGCGATCGACAGTCAAGACGTGCGGCGATTTTTCCAGAGCAATGGCAGCCTCCTGGTCGGCGCGCTCAATAAGGCGATGCGCAACGGTTCAACGTTGCGGACCTCGTGATGCCCCTGATTTTCCCAGCGCTGCCTGGCCTCGCCTGGAGCGTCACCAAAACGCCGACCTTTCAGACGCGCATTCAACGCGCGGTCTCGGGGCGCGAATTGCGGGCGCTCGACTACCCTTATCCGCTGTGGCAATTCGCATTGGTCTACGATTTTTTGCGCGATAACCCGGCGATGGGGTACGACGAGCTGCGGACCTTGCTCGGGTTCTTTATGCAGTGCCAGGGCGCCTTCGGAACGTTTCTGTTTCAGGATCCTAGTGACTGGAAAGTCGCGGGACAGGTGGTCGGCACCGGCGATGCCAGCAGAACGGTCTTCCAACTTCAGCGCACAATGGGAGGAGCTCTGTCCGGTGGCGGTTTTCTGGAGCCGATCACAGCGCCGAACCTCGTGAGCGCGATCTACCTCAATGGGATCACGCAAGACCCGGCGAGCTACAGTGTCGATCCGGCAACGGGCCTTGTGACATTTGAGGCGGTTCCAGGCGGCGGCCT